CCCTATTCTGCTTAACGCTTGCTTAATGTATCCGGCAGATATGAACGCGTCAGTCATGCTAACGACTACCATTCCCAATGCGTCATCGTTTGTGCTTACAAATCTGCAGTCTGTCCCAAAGAAGTCTGCAAAATAAAGTTCAATGGCGCGTGACTTAACAGCCGATACAACGTCTGAGCTGCTCTGTGTCAGCCCCTGGAATGTCCCGACAGGTATCTCCATTCTCCAACCAGAGTCCTTCATGAGTCTTAGTTGGTGTTCAAAATTTATTCCACCTATCACTCCTCTTCTTGATAAGGAAGCAGCATGAGCGTCCGCGTTAGATATATAGTTGGAAGGGGGAATCAAAACCTTTTGAGTAAGTGAAACAAAGAAGTCCCGGATAAAGGATCGCAAATCGCCTTCGCAACCCACTGCCAGATGAACGGCGTATAATGCAGCGGGGTCCTTAGTAGGTCCGTACGTGCTGACATCAGTCCCAACCTTTAGCATTACGTGTTTTGCCGGAACTCTCACCTCAGTCTCCATCCCTCTTATGACCCTGATTTTGCTTTTTTCCGACAATGCAGAGTTCCGACAGCTTGCTCCGACGCGTCTTGAGGCTGAATCTGATATGAATTGCAACGGTCTCCCGATTTCGTCCATCGATGCGATATCCCTGGTAGCTTCGATTGTACCATCTTTGTCCTGAACGTAACACTCAATGGTTTCGCCTAACTCTAACCTTTCCATGGATCTTATGGCACACGCATCCCTGCTCGCACTTAAATGTACATTCTGGCTCCTCAAAGACTCAGATATATTCCTTGTATTGAAAGACCTGTACATTCTCCCTTTGGTAGAAGCATGCTCCAGGAGACGCCTTCCGTGCACGCATACTGAGACGTCATTCCCTCTCTCATGGAATTTAGCACGCCTGTCACGAGCCTTTTTGGTAGACAACATCTCAGATACATCCTTCATGCACTCCTCGTTGTATGCTGTATTGTAATCAGTTCCAAAGGACGTATTCCTTGCTGATACATAGATGCAGTATAAGGAGCATGTCCATTTCCGAGCGTGCCTAGCAACTTCAATAGCATACTTCTTTTCTGACTCTCTGAAGGCCTGAGTTCTAACATATACGTCTAACTCGCCATTTTGCCATGCATTGACTGACTCAGGTGATGCGCGCCAAACAAGTTCGGGATCCTCTCGTTTCTGCCTGTCAAGTTCGAGCTTCCCCTCTATTGCTTTCTCGATCGCTTTGAAGACTGCGAGCATTTTGGATGAGCTCTGACCATTAGAGACTGAACAGTCATAAAAGCAGTTTATTGTACCCATACAATCGACTTGACCCGATCTCGCAAAAAGAGGAGCATACTGAATGGATTTCCGACCGTTTGAAGAGACCTTAACGATCTTGTCAAGTGTTCCTGAATCGCGATTAACACCGAGAGCAAGTCCCCTGATTATCATCCTTGACATAAGCAGTTGCTCGAGGCCCATCATGTTGGTATGCTCAAATTTTTTGGCAAGCTCATCTGAATCTGAATCTAGTGATACATTACTCATCAGCATCTGCCTCTCTATGGAAAGAG